GTAGTGGCATTAGGCAAATATAATTTTACAAGAGAAATACTATACTTTTGTAAAAGTAAAGCAGAATGCAGTTATATCGAAGCAAGGGAACAATTCACACACAAAGTTTTAGAATCAACAGATTATTATAACGGACATATACAAGTTCGTGTCCATGGCTCCCACATCAAAGACAAACTAAGCAGTTAAGGCTTGCGCAGGCCAACATCGTGTGCTCTAAACCTGGATCTCGGATCGCAGGGATGGAATTCTTTTCGCTGCAAAAAGTACTCAATCACTATCCTTGACAGGACGAAGATCGCTAATTGCCGCGGTTTGATTGTTTGAAGAAATGTTTTTAAGGCTGAAAAGAGTAGAGAAATTCTACAGGTCATACATCATGTTAGCGTGTGTGTGTATGATTGCCGTTGTTATAAAGACGCAACTCGAGGTACCGGACAACCGCCTCTGTAATGTTGTAACGCTAAGTGACTTGTCGAACTCGGATGAAGCTTCTTTGCCCTGTGCGGGCAAAGTGTGACCATTAAATCTGGATGAAACTTAATATCGCTTCGCTCTCAACAATTAGTAAAAACAATATATCACTGAGTGAGTTTCGAACGAAAGTGATAGATGTGCTGCGCACATCTTAATAGAATGGAAGTCCTGTATTCTTGGTAGTTTCCAAGTTTTCTTTAATTAAACTGTTGATCATGTCACGATCTGCATGACTCATGGCAAATCCTTCTTCCAATGTGACACTGCCCCGCATGTACCAGATCAATCTAAGAATATTATTCCTTAAGGCTTTTGAGTTGTTATCGTAGGACTCCAGTAGTTCCGCGATATCTTCATTGTTTAAGCTCAAAAGCCTTGTGCGAAAAAATTTGATTGCTCAAATATCAACGGGGTCACATAAGATTTACCACAGTCCTCTTGCTCACATGCTACGTCTAAGTTTTTAAGCGGACTTTGTGACGCTATGTTTTCTAGTCTAAGTTTTACAGCATCCCAAATAGTTCTATTACAGTTTCTAAAAAACTCGTCAATTTGATCTCTATCTTCCACAGTGATACCGTCATCTGTTTTGATAGCAGCAACACTTTTGGTAACTTGCTCCACAGTCAAATCCAATAACTTTTTAAACATAACGTTGAATTTATTCACACGTTCTTCTTCTTCTAATGTTTCGTCATTGACCACATTTAAAATTCTTTGTTGTTCAAAATTATCAATACTGGATTGATTGAACTGTTTATAATTCTGCGGCCTGAGGAACAATTCCAGACCTTCGATTTTTAATGTATCTCCGTAGTCAGGGCAAGTTATCTTGGAACTTATGAGGCCTAAATCAGCAGCATGTTCGTTTTTTCTAGTACAATGCGGACACACAGTCACAAACTCCATCTGATTACCGTATGTGGCTTGTCTAATAGCAATCAACACAGCATCCAGATCCGTAATGGGCATGGCCCATGCATTTTTAATAGAAGGAACACAGCTTTGGATGACATCTACAGTGCTTTGTCCGTTTAATAAAGCATCAGGCGTTAGTAACGTTAATTCATCCTTTGCAGTCATGGCGTATACTGGTAACTCTTTGGTAACTGGCATATCCAGTGTTCCGGGAGGGTACCATTGTCCCATACTGGGCAATCTCAAGTGAATTTGGGGTTGTCGAAAATGTTTGGCTAAGGGATTTGTCATGTTTGAAAAGTCCATAAATATATTAATACTTATCTGGAAAAACTCCCACTTTTAAAATATGGCTGACGAAAATTTAAACAATGCTTTAAACAGCATTAATCAAGCAGGCGGCGCAGCCCAACAGCTGGCAGAAATGCTACAAGCTGCTAGTCGCAGCAGTGCCAGACAAACAACTGCTACTGATGTGGCCAGGGACAGCATGCGCGAATTTGATCGTGCTCAAAACAATGTGAGATCTGGCATGCTGGGAATGGTCAATGTGTTGCAAGGTTTGGCCAGCTCTTTGGTCAGTGTGGGTGCCAGTGCATACACCGCGGACAAAGCCTTCACCGCCATGGTGCCTGCTTTGGATGCCATGGGCGCAGCACTCAAAGGCACGTTTGATGCCTTGGGCAAAATGGGCAGTGGTGCTAGTATTGCGGGTTTTAGTTTCGGTCAAGCCAGTGAAGGTGTTGCAGCCGCAGCCAAACTGTTTGTTGATGTACTACAAGGTGCTCTAAGATTTCAATTGGAAGCAGCACAATCAGTGGCTGATAAATTCATTGAACTAGCGTCAGCAGGTGCAATATTCGGTGGCGGCATTACTGAAATAAAACAAACGCTTCAAGGAGCAACTGTGACCTTGAGTGATGGAACTACAAAATTTGTTAAAGGCATTGGATTACCTTTACAGGAATTTACCAGAATAGTCACTCAAAATGCAGAGTCTATTGCCAACTTGGGATTAGGCATGAAAAACGGCGGTATATTTGTTGCTGGTCTGAGCAAAAAGATTTATTATGCCAACGAAGGGTTAGCTGCTCTTTACGGTTCTGTCACTGAATTAAGTAAAGGCACTGCGGATTATGTAAGTTTACAAAGCCAATTGGGTGTTGACACTAGTAGAAATTTTGATAGAAGCATGGAAGGTGCTACGGAATATCTATTACGTCAAAAAGAACTAGCCTCGATAACTGGAAAAAACGCAGAAACGTTAAAACGTGAAGAAGAAGGCCGTAGAAAACAGTTAGACTATAATTTAAAATTAGGCCGATTGGGTGAAGTGGCACAAGAAAATGTTAGGGAAGGTATGGCAATTGCCGGAAAAATGTTTGGCGATTCTGGAGCCAAATATGCAGAGGAATACTTTGCCACTGGCGGTAATGTATACACAAAAGAAGCATTGGCATATCAAGCAATGAATCAAGAAGCCGCCAGCACAATCGAAGGGATGTTGTCAGGTATAGATCAGAGTAGGGTAGCATTCAGGGAAAATGCGGCCAAAACATTTCAAACAGCAGCGCCGGCATTGGAAGAATATGCTAAGAGTATGGAAGAATATTCCAGCATCAATAGAGCTGCCAACAATAGCACAATCAAAGGCATGACAGACACTGCATCAGCCATACAAGCCGCCTTGCCCGCTATACGGAATTTATCTGATGTTTTTTCACAAATAGAAGCAGACAGAGAAAAAATAGGTAAAGGATTAGATGAACCTTTAAAAACTTTTGTCGAAGCTAATAAGTCCATGTTGGAAAATCGTATGCAAATGGATAGCATAATTATTGAAAACATGTCTAAGATGCGTGATCTAGTTCAAGCATTGTATGAAACACAATTGGCATTTATTAAATCGCAACCCGACGCTATAGATGCCTTTAACAAACTCAAAGAAGCAGGCAGGGATACAAACGCAATCCTACGAGAATTTGGTAATAGGCTAGCAGAATTGATGGGATTCCAAGCAGGTCCCCAAAGTGCCCCGGGAAATCAAAGATCGCAAGTGCAGTCTAATCCAAGCGGCGCATCCAATGTCAATCCTGGCAGTATACCGGGATTAGGACCAGAGGATATGGCACCTAGGCGCAGTCCATTTTCTAACAGGAATCCAGAATTGCAACCTGACTCAGGTAGCCCACCGCCAACATCTGAACGACGCAGTCAGTCTCCCGCTGATAATCCAGTGGTTGCAGCACTAGCAACATTGCCTACCAAAACAGACGCAGAACGTCTGAACAGAGATGTAGTGGATGCACTGAATAGATTATCCAACGCCATGGCATAACAGCTAAATATCTAACTACAGAGATCTGAAATGAGTTGGAAAAAATATTTTCGCACTGCAAACGTGTCCGGCACAACAAGCCCAATCAGCGGAACTAATTCGCCGCAATTTGGGTATAAAAACTACCAAAGCAGTTTACCTGAAGTGTACATCGGCCACCCAAATCGTATTGAGCGTTATAATCAGTATGAACAAATGGACATGGATTCGGAAGTAAATGCTGCGTTGGACATATTGTCTGAATTCAGTACACAAACTAACAAAGAAAACGGCACTGCATTTCAGTTTCACTGGAAAGAAAAGCCCACAGACAACGAAATCAACATAATTCGTGAACAGCTGAATCAATGGGTCAAGCTAAATGATTTGAACAAGCGCATGTTTAAAATGTTCCGTAATACAATAAAATACGGAGATCAAGTGTTCCTCAGGGATCCAGAAACATTTAAATTGTTCTGGGTTGAAATGGGCAAAGTGGTCAAGGTCATTGTCAACGAAGCAGACGGCAAAAAGCCTGAACAATACATAGTTAAAGATCTAGCACCCAACTTTCAAAATTTGACTGCCACACAACTCACAACCAGCGATGTCAGCGTGAACCATCCGCAAGTGGGCGGCCCAAGCGGTGGTTATATACAGCCCAATACTCCCTACAGTGGTGGCTCACGATTTGGTCATGCACAAAACGAACAAGTGATCAATGCAGAACACATAGTTCATTTGAGTCTGACTGAAGGATTGGACTTCAGTTGGCCGTTTGGTAACAGTGTATTAGAAAATGTTTTTAAAGTATTCAAACAAAAAGAACTGCTGGAAGATGCTATCATTATCTATCGTGTGCAACGTGCTCCTGAGCGCAGAGTGTTTAAGATTGACGTGGGTAACATGCCCAGCCACATGGCCATGGCATTTGTGGAACGCATCAAGAACGAAGTGCATCAGCGTAGAATTCCCACACAAACTGGCGGTGGGCAGAACATGATGGATGCCACTTATAATCCATTAAGCACCAACGAAGATTACTTTTTCCCACAAACATCGGATGGTCGTGGCTCCCATGTTTAAAAGCTAGCAAGCGGCCAAAAACACGG